TAAGAATTCAACTTAGAAGAGATACAGCCTCTAGATGGCAATCTTTAAACCCTACACTGCTAAGCGGTGAAATTGGAATAGAGACAGATACCTTAAAGTTTAAAATTGGAAATGGTCTCCGATGGAATCAGATTACATCTTATGCATTTAAGCCAGGTGAGGCAAATGGTGTAGCAACACTTAACTCATCTGGAAAGCTTGTATCCTCACAGCTTCCAGATACAGTTTCTATTACTGCAGATATTAATGCTGCATTTGCAGCATTGTCTACTACAACCCTTGCAGAAGGAACAAACTTATACTTTACAGATGAAAGAGCAATTGAAGCAGTTGCTTCAGAAATTGCAGCTGAAGTAGTTGAGCTAAATGCAGCAATTGAAGCAGCAAAGAGCCAAGCTGTTACAATTTCTACTACAGATGCAACCAACAAGGCTACAGCAGCTCAGTTAAATGCAATTTCAGCTGCAGAGTCAAGAGACGTTACTGCTATCTCAATAGCTACATCTGCAGCAAATACATATACAGATTCTGCTATATCACAAGAGGTTACAAACAGAAACTCTGCAATTTCATCAGCAATTAATGCTGAAATTACAAATAGAAATATTGCAATTGACGCAATAACAACTTCTGATGTTTCTGAAGGAACAAATTTATACTTTACAAATGCTAGGGCGGTTTCAGCAGTTCAATCGCAGCTTGACAATATCAGCTTAGATAGTAAAACTACTGATGATTTGTCTGAAGGGTCAAGCAACCTTTACTTTACTAATTCAAGAGCTGTAGAGGCTCTTAACACAACAATTACAGACACTGTAATTAGCATTAACGGCAATATTGATTCTTTGTCTACTTACCTATTCAATAACTATACTAAGACATCTGATGCTGACAATAAATATGTTTTGCAAAGCGGACTTGAGAACTCCCTTGAGAATTATGTACCAGAAGGACAGAGAGATGCAGCATTTGGATTTCCAGGGCTAGATGCCTCTGCTAAAATAAATGTAGACAGAATACCTACTTCAATTGCAAGAACTTCTGCAGTTACATCTGAAATATCAGCAGCAATTTCAACAGAAGTAACAAACAGAAACTCAGCAATTACTTCAGCAATAGATACACTTATTGATTCTGCACCAGGAACTCTTAATACTTTAGGAGAAATAGCAACAGTCCTTCAGTCTTCAGAAAGTTTGGCTGGATTAACTGAGCTACTTACACTTAAAGCTCCACTAGAGTCCCCGTCATTTACTGGAACAGTTTCTGGTATAACTAAGTCAATGATTGATCTTGCAAATGTTGACAACACTTCTGATTTAGATAAGCCAATATCTACTCTTACTCAGTTAGCACTAGATGAAAAGGTAAATTCTAACAACCCTTCATTTACTGGCTCAATTGACTTTACAAATGTATCCCTAACTGGATTACCAGACGGCATACCAAGCCAAATGGGTTACTCTGGAAGATATTTAAAGACAGACGGAACAAATGCTTCATGGGAAGAAGTAGACTTTAGCTTGTACCTAACATCTTTACTAGCATCAACAACATATGCTACTATTGATAATGCAAAAGCTTATGGATACCATAACTCTTCAGACGGAGCAGTTGCAAATAAAATTGCATACGGCACATCAGCTACAGGTTATACATCAATAGCCACACCAGTAGCTGGAGATATTTATATACAGTACTAATAGGAGACATTAAATGCCTTTAAACATATTTGATGGATCCGAATGGAAACCATTAAGAAAAATCAAGATACATGATGGTTCTTCATGGGTTGATTCAAAGACATCTTATGTTTTCGATGGCACTGAATGGAAAAAGTTTGGTGCGGCAGTTCCAGTTATTACAGAAGCCCCAGTTTTTGGCTGGCAAAATAACAATCGAATGGCAGACCAGTATATAACTATTACAACTGGTACATGGACTAATAGCCCTACTTCATACACATATACATGGCAAAAAACTGGATACTTAGCATCTAATGATTATACAAATGCTATATGGACCGATTTTGGCTCAAATAATAACTCTTCTTATATTGATAAGCAAATGGTTGGGTATGTTCTTAGATGTAAAATTGTTGCAACGAACGAGTTTGGTGATAGTGATCCAGCATACGTAAATGGAAATAATTTATCTTCAAACCTTAATGAATATTTAGTAAAGCCACAGGATGTAATTTATATAGATGCCACCGTTCCAGAAAATACTAAAGTTAATTTAAGATGGCTAAGGGTTCCAAGCGCAAATAAATTTAAGGTTTATTTTGTTGGATCAGGAATTCAAAGCGAGGTGATTGTTGATTCAGTAGAAAATGGAACTGCATATGAAACAAAATCTTTAGTTAATAGTGCAACACCACCAGTTAGTCTTTTAGGTAAATCAGATGGACCATTGTTAGTTTATATTGCTTCACAAAATACAAATAATCCTTACACCAACGTAACAGGTCAGCCGCTTCAGGGAGCATATAAAGAATATCTTGTCCCAGACATGAAGCCATTTGATCCAACTGTAACATTATCAGTATCCGAAATTACACAAACAACGGCGAGCCTATCTTGGTCTACATCTAACTTTACTCAAAATGGGTGGCAGCTTTACTGGGTAAATCCAGATGGATCTTCTTTGCCAGCAGGAAACGATTCAGGAACGACCAACATAATTCCAATAACATTCCTAACAGCGGGAGAGACATATAGATATAAAGTTGTAGCCTCTGGAACAACACCACATTTCGATGAGACATCTTGGACATCTAATACTGTCGAATTTACCACATTAACGGGGGTAAGCTATTACACTGGAGTATCTAGATGTAATGGATTTAGCGGAGTTTATTCCGCATCCCCTTCAGTTACTGGACCATTTGTTGCAGAAGGCAATACTCTTCCACAAGATACACAAGTTCTTGACGGATCAGTAAGCGTTAAAACCGTATATAGAACAACTTATTCATCTGCATTAGTGGACGCTGGAAATGTGGCCTGTGACCCAACAGTTACACCAACACCTACACCCACTGCCACACCAACAACATATGTTTACTACACAGGAACATCTAGCTGTAAGGGAACAAGCGGTGAGTATGTTTCCGCACCTTCAGCTTCTGGGCCATTTACAAACACAACAGGAATTCCTACTGATACATCTGTTTATAATGTTAATGGAACTGTAAAAACAGTCTATAGGACAACTTATGCGGCTGCATTACAGGATGCACAGAATGCTTCTTGCGGAGGATCACCTAGTACAACCCCAACTCCTACACCAACCGCTACACCGACACCAACTCCGACAGCAACTCCAACGCCTACACCAACTGCAACACCTTCATCTTTGCTAACATGCCCTGGAACATATACAAATCCAACATCAGCTACCTGCTCAGAGCTTGGCTATGAAAGACTTGGTGGATCTGATGTATATAGCGTACCAACTGGATGGTCTTGTTGCGGTGGAGCTTTGCCAACAGCAACACCTACACCAACTGCTACCCCAGCTCCAGATTGTACGCCAGTGTACATTGGAAATGAGTACAGAGGTTCTTGTGGAACAACAGTTGCTATATATAGAAACCCTTGTACAGGAGCAGAAACATTTACTTGTCCCTCTGTAAACCCAACTCCAACACCTACTCCAACACCTACTCCAACGCCTACACCAACTGCAACTCCTGCGCCATCAAAAGAGACATGTCCTGGAACATATACAAATCCAACATCTTATACTTGTGCAGAGCTAGGATATTCATATTTAGGTAACTCATCAACTTATAGCGTACCTACAGGATGGCAATGTTGTGGAGGAGCATTAGCTTTTGCACCGCCAAGCTTCTTTGCCCCTCCAGGGTTCTTCTCGCCTCCAGGCTTCTTTGCCCCTCCAGGGTTCTTCTCGCCTCCAGGCTTCTTTGCCCCTCCAGGGTTCTTCGCACCACCAAGCTTTATTTACATCCCTTGGTTTGGACCTCCTTGCGTAGAGGAAAATACACTTGTAGATACCATGGACGGTCAAGTACCAGCTAAGTTCCTACAGGTAGGCGACAAGATTAAGTCTATAGTTATAGATCAAATTGATGCTTCAACTCCAGACTCTTACCAATTCTCAACCTGGTCTTCTGACACATTATCTGTAAAGGAATTTGTTGAGACTACTATTACGGATATAATTGAAACTCAAGAGTCTGATATTCTGTACTTTAATGATGACATTGAAACTAGAATGACTTATACTCAACCAGTATTTGTTAAAACCTCTAACAATGAATATAAGATTAAAGAAGCATACTATGTTGAGCGTGGGGAATGCATTATATCAATAAATTCAGACGGAACAATTGTAGAAACTATAGTTGAGAAGATAGAATTTATGGCTGATCAAACTGTAAATGTTTATCAGTTCTCATGTGAGCCTTATGACTGGTTCTTTGTAAATGGCATGCTTGTTCACAACAAGTAAAAATGATATCATATAGGTATGTCAGTAAAACCATGGGACCTATTAAACCCTAATAGTCAATATGCCACCCCAGATCTTGCCAAATCAAGATATGAGATATGTAAGGCATGCCCAGAGTTTATCAATGCAACTAAGCAATGCAAAAAATGCGGATGCTTTATGAAATTTAAAACCAAACTTCAGTTTGCCGAATGTCCAATACATAAATGGGGCGGAGAAGAACCAGTAACAGAAAAAGAGATGGAATCCCTTATGACACAGAATGACGCTACTATATTTATCAATATTCCATCATACAAGGATCCAGAGATATGGACAACAGTAGACAATTTCTTACTAAATGCCGAATTCCCAGATAGAGTATTCTTTGGCATAACAATCCAAGACAATGATACAGAGTTTAATATCTCTGAGTCTTTAAAAAGAAAAAATGTTTTAGTTGACTCATTAGAACCTGGAACAATTGTAGGGTGCCAGCCAGCTAGAAAGAATTCACATAAATTTTATAATCAGCAGGACTATTACCTAAATATGGACTCTCACATGAGAGCTATTAAAAACTGGGATACAGAGCTTATTAAAGAATACAATTACGCAAAGCAAAATTTTGATGAACTTGTGTTTACAGCTTATGTTCCACCATATACAGTAGATGAAAATGGGAATGATGAGATTCCAGAGTATGAGTCTAATCCTACATTCTTTATGTCTGAGTCTAATGTCAATCATTTTAGATCAACCCTAGTTCCTCAATTTACACCACAATATACAAATCCAGAAACAAATGTTCTTTCCCCCTATCTATCTGGACATTTTTTCTTTACTGAGAGATCAGTTATAGAAGCTGTTCCATTTGTAGATGAAGTTACATTTACAGAGGAAGAGCCTTTAATGGCATTGAGATTCTTTACAGCAGGATATAATCTTGTAACCCCCAAAAAAGTATTTGTTTATCATAGATATGGAAGACCAGACAGAGTCCTATTTTGGGATGATTTCCCAGATCAGTTCTACCCAAGACATAATCAATCAAAGTCTTACTTCCAGCAAATAATAGTTCAGAACAAGATTGATCCAGTAAATGGCTTATTCACAGAAAAAACATTAGAAGACTATGAAAATTATTCAGGAATTCATTTCTCTACTGGCGTCTTAGAAGACAGAGTTATAAATGGACTACCTTCTGGTTTTATTCCGTCTTGAAAAAATATCTAAGATATAATTAGATAACATGCATCACCGCCAGGAGGCTTATATAAATGGCAACAGTTTTCCCAACAAGTAAGGATAGCCTTACAAATCCAAATTCAACAGACGAGCTAGTAGGACATGCTGCTCAGCATGCCAACGCTAACGATGCTATTGAGGCTTTGGAAACTGTAGTAGGAATTACAAACTCAGAAGACTCAAACTCATTAACATATAAAATCAATACTTTGTCTACAACAGTAGATGGATTGACAAACAACACAGGGCAGGTAGAGGAACTACTTGGACTTGATGGCAATAATGACTTAGAGGTATACGGAATTGAGAATCAGACAACAATTGATTCTTTTGCAAAGAATGTGTGGAAATCTGTATTCTATAAAATACAGGTAACTAAGGGATCTGATGTTTATTCTTCAGACATCTCAACAACACATGATGGAAACGATATCTTGGTTTCTGAAACCAATATCATTTCAACAACGGATGGTAATTTATTTACTTATACATTTGAAGAAACTTCAGGTATAATTAATCTAAGAGTCACCCCTGTGAGTGGTTCTATATCAGTAAGATACTATAGAACAGCAATCAAGGCATAATAAAAAAAAGCACCAAGAGGAGTCATATAAATGGCAACAGTAGTAAAAAACTTTAGAATTAAATCAGGCCTCATTGTAGAAGGTAATACAGGTACAATCGGTGGTCAAAATATCCTTACAGAAACAGGTGGAGATTCCTATATTCTCAACCTCGTTGGTGGAGCTACACTTGTAAAGTCAGTAGGAGCTAATCTTTCAGTAGATGGCGCTGGCGAACTTTCCCTTGACCTTGCAGGCATCGTAGAAGATGTAGCAGGTAATAGACTCTACACAGATGGATCAACCCTTAATGTTGACGTAGAAGGCATCTACGATGACATGATCACTAATGGTCTTGCAACAACAACAAATGTTGATAATGCAATTTCAACAGCATCAACAGATGCTACAAATAAAGCAAATGCAGCTCTTTCAGATGCACAGTCTTTTGCAACAAATAAGGCAAATGATGCCTATGACAATGCAGTTTCAGCAGCAGCAACAGATGCTACAAATAAGGCTAACGCAGCTCAGTCTGCAGCAGAAGGATTTGCAACAACTGCAGCAAATAATGCTCAGGCAGCTGCAGAAGATTATGCAGACAACAAGATCAATGACGCTTCAAGCGCTTCAGATAAGGTCTGGTCAGCATACAAGACAAGCACAGAAATTGGTCTTGCTCAGGCAGCTGCAGAGCAGCATGCAGATGAAGCAGTAGCAGCACTCGTTGGCCTAGCACCAAGCACATTAGATACAATTGAAGAGTTAGCAACAGCGCTTGAGAATAATCCAGACATTATTGCTAACCTTGAGTCAGTTGCAGCAGGAAAGCAAGATACACTAACTGCAGGTAACGGAATCGATATTACTGGAGACACAATCTCAGTAGCATTTGATGCAGGCAATGGTCTTGCAATCAACGGAGTCAACCTTACAGTTGATACTAACGTAATTGCTACAAAGACTTATGCAGAAGGCGTTGCAGATGATGCAGATGCTTCAGCACGAGGATACGCAGATAGCTTAGCATCTAACTACGATGCAGCAGGTGCTGCAAGTACAGCAGAATTAAATGCAAATACTTATGCAGAAGGTCTTGTTAATAACTTAACAGATGGTTCAACATCATTTACAGAGCTAAATGTAGCTGGATACACACGACAGGTTGGAAGCTGGGCAGCAGCACCTACTGCTGGTGTTGAAGTAAGAGCATACCAATACTCTGCAGGTTGGGGATCAGCAGAATTTCTTGTTAGAGTAATGAGCAATGATTCAGGTCACGCACATTCACAGCTTTCAAAGATTCTTGTTACAAGAGATGCTCAGAGCAACATTGCAATAACAGAGTATGGAATTGTTACAACAAACGGAACAATGGGAGATGTAACAGCAGATGTGTCTGGTGGAAATATCAGAATTCTTGTTACACCAACACATGCTTCATCAGAAGTTATCATTTCAGGTACACTTCTAGCTTATAACGATTAATAATTAAATAAAGGTTTTGGGGGATTCCTTAAAAATCCCCCACAACAAACAATTAGGGGATATGTGAACTTAAATGACGACATCAGTAACAGTAGATAAAAATTTTAGAGTAAAAAATGGGTTAAATGTAGCTGGCACAGCAACATTTAGCTCTGATATGGTATTAGGCACCGCCCCGATAGCTTTTGATTCAGAAACAGGAAGACTAAAGGTCCAGATCGATGGAACTTGGTTTCCTCTTGCCTATACAACAGATGTAGTAGATACATCTGGAGCAATAAGCTTTATGGATATTGGCTTAGCCATTGATTATGATGGTAAGCCTGTTTATACAGTACAAGCAAACGGGGTTGTCACAACAGCAACTAAATTCGCTGATGGCGGAACCCCAGCAACAACATCGTTTGACCTATCATTTGATTCAAGCACAGTTAACGCATAATTGTAATTGAATAAATGGTATACTTTACAAATAATATAAAATAAGGGGTGGCATAAATGTCAACAGTAAGAATTCAAGTAAGAAGAGGCGTCGCAGCAGACTGGACCTCAGTAAACCCAATTCTAGCAGCAGGAGAAATGGGCTACGAAACAGATACAAACAAGTTTAAATTTGGTAATGGTACAGGCGCATGGAATACACTTTCATACGGTGCATCAGATACCCCAGGAGTTACAGAAATTGCACAGGATGCAATTAATGCTGCTCTTGTAGTCGGAACAGGTCTTACAAAGACATACAACGACGGTGCAAATACAATTACAGTTGCAATAGACGACACAGTCTGGGCAAATAAAGCATATGTTGATTCAGCAGTATCAGATTTAGGTAACTCAGCTGACCTTACATATGTTCCAGAAGCAGACAAGGGAGTAGCATTTGGTGTAGCTTCACTTGATGCAGATGCAAAGGTTCTTGCAGCTCAGATCTCAGACGCTTCTGTAAGAGAAAAGCTTTCAGGCGGAACAGGAATTAACTACAATAGCTCAACTGGAGAAATTGCAATTGGCACATCTGTTGCTACACGCACATATGTAGACTCATCAATCAACACGCTTGTAAATGGTGCTCCAGAAGCCCTTGATACAATCAACGAGCTTGCAGCAGCAATCGCAGACGACGCTAACTATGCTACAACAGTTACATCAGCTCTTGCAACAAAGGCAACAATTGCTTCACCAACATTTACTGGAACAGTAACAATTCCAGCAGGTGCTTCAATTGAAGGATATGTTACAGAAGCAGCATTAGCAGCAGATTATCAGACAAAGACATTAAATGATGCTGATTATCTTTCAAAGACAGATGCTTCAAGCACCTATCTAACACAAGCTAATGCATCTACTACATACCTTGCACTTGATAATGCAGATGAGCGTATTCAGGATACAGCAGCTGGAATGATTCAAGTATCAGCAGGTAACGGGCTTGGACGAGTTTATGATGATGCTGCTAACAGCTTAACATTAAGCATTGATGATACAGTCATCTCTACTGTAGTATCACGAGATGCAGCAATTTCAGATGCACTTGATTCAGCAGCAGCAGATGCTACAGACAAGGCAGATGGTGCACTAGCAGCAGCACAATTAGATGCTACTACAAAGGCAGATAATGCTAAGTCAGAAGCTATCACAGCAGCAGCCTCTGCAGCAGATACTAAGATATCTACACACAATTCAGACACAACAAATGTTCATGGAATTACAGACACATCACTTCTTGCTCTTAAGTCAGAAGTAGCAGCCGTTACAAAGACTACACTTGGCCTAGGAAATGTTGATAATACATCAGATGCTAACAAGCCAGTATCTTCAGCACAGGCTACAGCAATTGCAACTGCTAAGTCAGAAGCTATTGCAGATGCAACATCACAGGTTACTGCAGTAATTGCAGGTGCTCCAGGAGCGCTTAATACACTTGATGAGCTTGCAGCAGCACTTGGAGATGATGCAAACTATGCAGCAACTGTAACAACAGCACTTGCAGGCAAAGTTCCTTCAGCAACACCAATTTCACAGAAGACATCAAGCTACACACTTTCATCAGTTAACGAGAAAGACTCAATGATTGAAATGAACTCAGCTTCAGCAACAACTGTAACAATTCCAACAAATGCCTCAGTAGCGTTCCCAATCGGAACATCACTTGATGTGCTAAGAGTTGGAGCAGGCGCAGTGGATATTGCAGCAGCAGGTGGAGTAACAGTTAATGCAACTCCAGGCCTTAAGCTTCGTGCACAGTGGTCATCAGCAACATTAATAAAGAGAGCGACAGATACTTGGGTACTTGTCGGCGATCTATCAGCTTAATTAGATTAAAAAAAATAGGAGATAAAAATGGCAAATAAGAAAATCGGTATTAAGTCTTCAGCCCAGGATAACTTCCTGGAGCCAAAGGCTGTTACTGGATTTACTGCCACTGGTGTTGATGGAGGGGCGTTCAATAACGGTTCAGCGAACCTAGCCTGGACGCTTCCTTCGGACTCACCAGCAGCAACACTATATACAATAGTGTCAAGTCCAGCAACAACAACACAAACAACAACATCTACCTCATATTCCTTTACAGGATTAGCAGGTGGAACATCATACACATTCACAATAACTCCATCTAATGCAGTTGGTAATGGTCCTACAACCACATCAAGCGCTACAACGCCTACAACAGTTCCCGCTCAAGTCGGTGCTCCATCAGCATCCTCTTCATCAGCTGGAACAGACGTAGTTTCATGGTCAGCACCAGCAAATGGTGGATCAGCAATCACTGCATACTACTGGGCATCAAATGATGGCAAGTCTGGAAGCACAGCATCTACATCAGTATCTGTGTCACAGGAACAAGGAACAGCTCAGACATATACAGTCTATGCTGCTAACGCTAATGGTAACGGTGCAACATCCGCTGCTTCAAATAGTGTTACAACCTTCTTCTCACCACCGTCATTCTTCTCACCTCCAGGGTTCTTCTCACCTCCAGGGTTCTTTGCGCCTCCAGGGTTCTTCTCACCTCCAGGGTTCTTTGCACCTCCAGGGTTCTTCTCACCTCCAGGCTTCTTTGCCCCTCCAGGGTTCTTTGCGCCTCCAGGGTTCTTCTCACCTCCAGGTTTCTTCTCGCCCCCAGGGTTCTTTGCTCCACCAAGCTTCTTCTTTATCCCTTGGTTTGGACCTCCTTGCGTAGAAGAGAACACACTTGTAGATACCATGGATGGTCAAGTACCAGCTAAGTTTCTACAAGTTGGAGATAAGATCAAGTCAACAGTAATCAATCAAATTGATGCTTCAACACCAGATTCTTATCAGTTCTCAACATGGAGCTCAGATGCTTTGTCAATCGGAGAATTTGTAGAAACTACAATTACCGAAATCATTGAGACTCAAGAGTCAGATATTATGTACTTTAACGGAAACACTGATATAAGAATGACATTTACTCAGCCAATTTTCGTAAAAATGTTAGATGGTACATATAAGATTAAAGAGTCTTACTATGCTGAAATTGGAGAAAGCTTAATAATTGTTGATGCAAATGGAACAATAAATGAAGTTCCTATCACAGATATTAAGTACTCAACAGAAGCACCAACAAGCGTTTATCAACTTTCTTGCGAACCATATGACTGGTTCTTTGTCAGCGGATTACTTATACACAATAAGTAATAAATAAAAGAAAAGAGATTAGCTTGTCAACACTAGGACCTAAACTAATTGATCCTAATTCTATAACTAAAACCTGGGGCGAGAAAGAACTTCTCGCTCCAGGTATAGTTGTTTATAAAAATGTATTAAAAAAAGAAATGCAGATAATAGAAAAAATTGAATCTGTATTAATGTCAACTAGTAACCCATATAAATGGAGGGAAGCAACGGTTGGCTATGGATTTAAGAAGCCAGACTACAGAGACTGTGTAGATTTTAAATTTAGAAAAGATGACCTTCATAATACAGACGAGGGTACTGAGATATTAAAAGAAATGTGGCAAGATTGCTACGATAAAATGTCGGAAGCAGTAAAAGATTATTGCCTTATGTATAACATAACAGAACTTCAATACTGGGAAGTAATGAATTTTATTAGATATAAAGAGGGTCAGCATTTCCAAGAGCACACAGATCATGGATACTCATACACATCTACTGTGTCGCTAGTAGGGTACATGAATGACAATTATGAGGGTGGGGGCATATACTTTAGGCTACAGGATCTAATGTTTAAGCCAGAGGAAGGCGATCTAATAATATTCCCTTCCAATTTTATGTATCCTCATAGAGCTATGCCAGTGGAATCTGGAACTAAGTATTCAGTAGTAACAATGCTAGACTATACAGACAGAGGTCACGTTGTTAGCTCTCAGGGGGCTAAAACTAATTCATTCCTTAAAACTCAGTAATGAAAACAGGAATAATAACATTTATTGCCAACAGACACTGGCTAAATGCAGATAGCATAAGCTCACCAAAGCCTGCGTCAAAATTTATTCCTAAGTGGTACAGCATTGCAGATAGATTTTTTAAAAACGAAAAAGACGAATATGTAATTGATGCAGATGGCGGAAGGATCCCAACCTGGAAAAGCTGTCCAGCAATACTAGATGGTTTTACATCAGGGTATACACTTGTTACGCCTTGTGATATATTGTTTTATTTAGATCAAAATAATAAAATTAACGTAAAAATTCAAGATGAAAAATATGATGACTTCTGTGTTATTCGCAGTAGGATTGATGGATTTCATAACCCTAAAGGATACTATGAAGAATCTTTTGCGTGGGTATCAGACTGGGGCATATCAACTCCAGATGGATACAGCTGTATTTACCTAACTCCAATAAATAGATTTGATCTACCATTTTTAAACACCACTGGAATAATTGATACAGATAAGGTTTCATTGCCAGGCTCATTGCCATTCTTCTTAATTGATGGGTGGACAGGATTGTTACCAGCAGGCACCCCTTATCTTCAGGTAATACCGTTTAAAAGAGAAAACTGGCAGTCAAGTTTAAAGATAGACAAAGCTGGAGATATCTATGCTAGAATTAGAGAGTCAAGAAAAACTTTTAGGGTTCCAAATGGTGGAGTATATTTAAATAAGTTTTGGGAAAAAAGGGAGTACAAGTAATGTATACGCATATACCTGCATCTTTATTAGATCCCTACAAAGAAGTCCTAAAATCTTTAACAGAGTGGAATTTATCAAAGCAACCAGAGTTCTGGTCAGAACAAAGAATAGATGGCGAAATGATGTATAAAATACATAGACACTCAGCTAGGATTGTAGAAGAAACTGGGCTATCTGTCCAGCAAATCCTTTATGACAATCATAATGTCCCAGGAAAAGCTTTTCCGTTTTATTACCAAATTATCAAAATTCAAGGAGAAGTTAAGCCAGCTATTTTTGATGAGGATACATTCTGTCAAACATTTACATATCTTAATGGAGAATATGAGAATAGCACATTTGTTATTAAGCCAGAAGAGCATTACTCTCAAAATTTTTTAGAAGACACATATGCTTTTGCTATAATTTGGAAGCTTTACGAAAACCCAATAACTCCAAAATGGTTTGTAAGGCCATATCATAGGTTGTTCATGTGATAAAAAATACACTTGCTCCAGGGATAACCGTATACAAAATGGACTCATCTGATGTTGTGAAAAATTTACATAGGCTAGAAAGCTTGGACTGGGTTTCAGAATATGTAATTGATGCAAATGATGGGAATAAAACGCTAGATGATTCTTATAGAAATACAAAATCAATAGATATCCCCGTGATATGCAGAGATGTAGAGCATGAAGAAATAAAGTTTTTTTCAGATTTATTTAATAATAAATTTTCTGTCATAGAAAAAGATTATGAAGAAGACTATCATATTAAGTTTAAGGTTCATCAGCCATATAAGATATTAAGGTATGATCAGGGCGGTAAATTTGATCTACACATAGACGATGCTGGAGCTACATTCAGAAGGGCATCTACAGTTTTTTATTTAAACGATGATTATGAGGGTGGTGAAATTGAGTTTCCTTCTTTTGACATTAAATATAAGCCAGAGGCTGGGGACTTAATTATGTTCCCATCATCATATGCATATAGACACAAAGTAAACCCAGTAACCTCTGGAACAAGATATTCGATTGCGAGCTGGCTAAGATGATAATAAATGATTTAGATGCACCCAAGTGTAGGATAATAAAAAACTTTATATCAAAAGAAGAATGTGACTGGCTAATTAAATATTCAGAAGATTCTGGTTTGTGGTCAAAGCATAATAGACAAAGGCAAACATTTAAAACTGAGGAAGACTATAAGTCAGCCGCAGAGCACTGGGACAATAGAAGAATAGAGATTAATGAGCTATACCGAGAAGGCATGGAAAACTATAAGGATCTATTCAAGTTCGTAGTACCTATTCAAGAGAGAATGGAAGAACAGGTAAAAGATTTCTTTAATCCAGACTTTGAAATTTATAGCGAGCTTTGGGAGATTGTAAAGTGGTATTATCCTCATCTACAAGAGCCACATGTTGATTTTATTGATCCAGATTTTGACATATCTTCTGTAGATATAAACAGCGTTCCAGAACAGTGTAAATATTTCTTTCATGAAAAGAATATATCTGAATACAAAAGACTGTTTACAAACAAGATATATACATCTATGCTTTATCTAAACGATGATTTTGAAGGTGGAGAGCTTTTCTTTCCGCAGCACAACGAGTTCTCAATTAAACCAGAGGCTGGAATGCTACTAATATTTAGCGGTGACATTAACACAATGCACGGCATAAGACAGATACAGTCTGGAAATAGATATACCCATACAACTTTCTGGACAAAAGATCTTTACAAATCAAGCCTTGTTGCAATAGATAAAAAACGAGGCAGGTTCATGAAAGACAAACTGATTGACTAAAATGAAAGAATTATATATAATAGATATAGAGGAGACAAAATGAATCAGCCAGAAATATTAGCACCAGGTGTGCTTGTTTATAGAAATACATTTACTGAAGATATGAACCTTATTAATAGACTGGAAGAATGTCTATCCTCAGACCCAAATGCAGAGGGAGTCGGATATTCAGATTCCCCACATGCTACTTATAAATGGAAGCAAGCTACTACTGGCTATGCCAATAATGATTTAAAATATAGAGATGCATTTGACTTCAAGGTTAAGAAAAACAATAAAAGCGATGAAGGCAAAAGTCCAGACCAAATTAAGCTAGAAAAGATTTGGGAAGACTCTAAAAATGCACAGCTTGGTCCAGTTGAAGATTATAGACAAAGATTTAATGTCGCTCCATTAAAGTACTGGGAGTCATTTAATTTTGTAAAGTATGGACCAGGCCAGCATTTCCAGGTGCACTCAGATCATGGCTACTCATATATTTGTGTACTTTCATCAGTTGGCTATATTAATGATAATTACGAAGGCGGAGAATTATACTTTGACAAGTTTAATCTAAAGATAAAGCCTAAAGCGGGAGATCTATATTTATTCCCATCTACATATTTATTTTCACATGCATCTCTTCCAGTAACAGAGGGAACAAAATACTCCATAGTCACAATGCTAGACTATCTAGAAGCCCCTCATACCCCTGACTACAGAGAAATTGAAAAGAGATATACTGAGGGTTATGCATAATATACATGTATACAAAACCGCAAAGTATCCAGGTACAATCACACAGCTGTCAGTAAAAAGAGATTGGATGGAGAATACTGCAGACAGGCATGCCTACAACTGCTTTCCAGTAAGTCTTGCAAACCAATTAGGATGGGGAATATCTTTTCCAGAGGACATATCTTTTATATGGGATGGAATCTCAGATAGCAGCCCAGATCACGTAAAGATTTTGGCTGGAGAAAAGTATTGTCACACAAATAGAGCAAACGGCACAATTAGCTTTAGAACAGGTCTTACCTTTAAGACTGAAAAAGAAACAACAACATTAATCATGCCAGTTCCAAATCAATTTATAGATGGCGCTCAAGCATTTACAACCCTCTTAACTACATCTTTCTTTTCAGGAGACATACCAGTAGTTTGGAGAATAACATCGGCTGGCAAAGTAATAACAATACCAGCAGGAACCCCAATCGCAGCTATAGTGCCAATTACAATATCTGACTTAAATAATTCAGAAGTAAATATACACGATGGAAGAAACTATGTTGGAGCACCATTTGATGGTAGAGAATATGGCGAGACAGCTGAAAGAATTAATCAGCAGGGTAAGTGGGCAGGATTTTATAGAAATGCTACAGATCACCTTGGAAATAAAATTGGTGAGCATGAGGTAAAGGTTATCAGGTTAAAAACAAATGGGTAATAAGATAACATTTCATTCTAATAGGCTCTACAACATAATAAGCGAAGACTATCATCCTAAACCAGCAAAAAATCTAACACCTGAGTGGTTTAAAAAAGCAGATAAGTTTGAGCTCAATAAGCAGACTGGAGAGTACTGGCCAAATGCAGAGGGTGGCTTAGTAAGAAGCTTTAAGTCTTGTCCAGGCTTACTTGATATATTTATAACTGGCTACTTCTATGTAACTCCATGCGATATTGTATTTACAAAGCTAGAAAGTGGAGATGTCATAGCGATTCCAGAACCAGGCTATGAAGACTTTGTCGGATCTAGAGCACCGATGAATGAGTTTCCAGTTCCACATGGGTATCTAGATAGCCATTTCCACTGGTATCCAAACTGGGCTCCTGAAGTTCCTGATGGATATAGCGTTTTGTATGTAAATCCCATTAACAGATTTGATTTACCGTTTATAACCACCTCTGCTATAATAGATAATGATAAGATGAATACTCCAGGCCTTATCCCATTTTTTTTAAGAGATGATTTTGAAGGCAAGGTTCCAAAGGGAACTCCATACCTTCAGCTGATACCATACAAGAGAGAAGACTGGAAAATGGAGCCAAAATTTCACGACATTGTTTCTTTGCAAGAAAGACACAATGCTCAAGCAAAAAAGTTTAGAACAAAAGACGGCGGTGCATACAAGCAAACCGTTAGATCTCTTAAGAAATATGAATAGGTAGACAAATGGAATATACTAAAAGAGCACGATACGCAAGAGAGACAATAACACCTTCTGGATATTTTGGTAATTCCCCAGATAATGTTGTTGAGCTAGAAGATATGGTTACTCCAGAAGAGCAGCATTACCTTCTTACATTTGCAAAGAATAATACAATATGGGATGTAACTGAGTCTCAGTGGAATGAAAATGGAAGCATTATTTATGATCACAGGGTATGGGAAGATAGAGTTGCAACTATGAATACTCTATTGAAGGCAGACCCTACTGGAGAAGTTGTTAGAATTCTTGACCGTGTAATTGAAAGAATGACACCTCATATTAGAGAAAAATTTCAGGTTGAAGTAAAGCCAACTGATGCTGCAATCGTTAGGTGGCCAGTAGGCACAATGCAGTTCCCACATGCCGACAAAGAGCTTCATGAGGGACCAGATGCTGGGACACCAAACGAGTTCCCATGGTACGATCTAGGAACAGTATTCTATCTTAACGATGACTATGAAGGCGGAGAATTATTCTTTCCACTTCAAAATATTAAATTTAAGCCTAAGCCAAGAGCAGCATACTTCTTCCCTGGGGATAAGAACTATATTCATGGCGTTACAAAGGTTACAAGTGGGACTAGATATACTGCCCCATTTTTCTGGACAATAACAAAGTTGGGGTTAGAGGATGACAAGTAAGCACGAGTACACATCATTTGAGTTATTACCAAATGTAAGAATTTATCAAGGATTATTGCCAGACGCAGATAATCTTTATGACATCATGAAAAGGTCTGAGCGCACTTCAGAAGGCAAGTACTACTTAAGAACTTGGGACCAGTGGTCTATTTTTGGAACATACTCACAGCAAAAGCATGACGACAATGAGCCGAGAGAGTTTGGCCCAATGTATGATGAAGAGAAGCATCTTTCAGACCGTGTATACGAAGCATATAACACTGCCATCGAAGATTATGTAGATAGATATAATGTAGAGATGCCACCAACATCTAAGCTCATGACTTCTTCATTTTCTAAATATAATTCTAATATTGACATGATGAAAAATGAAATGACAATGCAGTATCATACTGATTATATTATTTCAGAAAGAGATATGCCAGGCCCAAAGTTTCTTTTGACATGCACAACATATATCAACGATGACTATGAGGGCGGAGATATTGAGTTTGTTATTGATGATGTATATTATCCATACAAGCCAAAAGCAGGAGATATCCTGGTGTTCCCATCTACAGAGCCATATTTTCATGGAGTTAGAGTAATTAAAAACGGAGAGAAGTTCTTTATTCGTAACTTCATTCAGCACATTTTTGATGGTACTCCAGAATGGCTAGCTAATCAAAGACATTTTGGTGCATACAGATGGTCAAAGATGGAGTGGGATAGAATTGAAAAAGAAAATCCAAAGAACATGAGATACTCTGAAAGAAAGCATTTAGGTTATGAGTCATGAGTACACCAAAGATAAGAGATGAGTTTTTTTTAGTAGAAAACTTTATTGATCCAGAGACATGCCAAGCTGTGATTAAATACTTTGATTACCTTGTTGATAACAAAGTTTTAAAATGGAATGAGATTTCATTTTACGGATCACAGGCAATGGGGTACTGGCCATCAGATGATAGACTTAAACTTTTTGGCCTATCTCCTAACTTCTTCGGAGAGCTAAAAGAAAAGATAAAGGCAAAGACAGAAGAGCTTTTAGGGTTTGAGGTTAATGAGGTTAGCTACCATGCACAAAGATGGATTGAGGGTGCATTTGCAGACTATCACTCAGATAACTCAGACGATCATGGAAATCCAACAGCTTTTGAAAAAAGTAAGTACGCTGTCTTTATTTACCTTAATGACGACTTTGAAGGCGGCCACTTGAAGTTTAAAGATGGAAGCATCGATATCAAACCTGAGATTGGTTTATGCGCTATATTTGCTGGAGGCCACACAAGAGAGCATATGGTTACTACAGTAAAGGGTGGCATTAGATACACCATTGGATCTTTCTGGGATGACGCTAGCTGTGTATACACAGAAGAGCAGAAGAAAGCTTGGGAAGATGAGTTAAAGCAGGTTAGAGCAGAGCAAGAAGAGCTTTACAAAAAATGGGCAACACCAGAAGGAAAGCCTTCTATGCCAAAGGGTAGAGAATGATAAAAGAAGTATTGGCAGATGGAATATTTTACTATAAACAGCTAATTCCAAATCCTTCTGCCTTTATTAAAAAAATTGAAGAGCTAGATTTAAAGTTTAAAGACAACCCAACTTTAAGTAACTGGGAGCCATGGGTTTCTAGTACAAGGCCAGATGATATATTTGGAGAGTTCAAGTCTGGACCGTATAGAGCTGGCCTATCTGGATCATTTGATGAAGAGTCTTTTTTAATTATTTCTACGATACATGATGCAATACAAATGTGCATTGATGATTATGCTGAATCAACAGATAAAGACTTAGGCTTTTTGCCAGATGAGATTACAATAAGAAAGTATCATCCAGGTGGACAAATGGGCCCACACATAGATTGTGAAGAGGATGATGACGAAGCAAGACTTACAGCATCAATTGTTTTGTATTTGAATGACGACTTTGAAGGCGGAGACGTTATATTCAGAAACCATAACATCCAGCTAAAGCCAGAGCCAGGTAGTCTTCTTATGTTTCCATCAGTAAAGCCATACTATCACGAATCAACCCCAATAATTTCAGGATTTAAATACATGTGTCCTGCATTCATGTTCAAAAGAAGTAAATTAAACTAATAGGTGGTATAATTAAAAAATGAGTACAACAGGTATAAACGGCTGGAGATTTCCAAGCTATTCAGATTCACCAGACGTCCCTAGAGACCTAGGAGTCCTTGCAGAGGACATCTCTGCCTTTATTGAGGCTAATCCAGGTCCACAGGGTGAGCAGGGGCCAAGAGGAACCAGCGTACTTAATGGTACATCTAACCCAACATCCTCAGATGGAGTCGATGGAGACTTCTACATAAACACAACAAGCAATGCAATATTTGGGCCAAGAGCATCAGGAGCTTGGGGATCTGGTACTGCAATGGGTGGAAACAGTGTGCTTAATGGAACATCCGATCCTGCATCAGAAGTGGGTTCAGACGGAGATTTCTATATCAATACTTCTTCAAAA